AAAGGCAGCACCAAGTACAGGTTCATTTTTATGGGACTCTGGAGCATATAAAGTAGATATCGTAGAAGCAGCAATCTTTCAAACAGATTCTGGAGCAACAATGTTTAAATTAACACTTAAAGACCCTGAAGCAGATAAGACTTTGACTGAGTATGCAAATACTTCATACACTGCAAAATCTGACGATAAAGATGGTGCATACAAGAAAGGAGATAAAGTAGAGAACAAATCTGGAGCAAAACTTTTCAAATCTTTACTTTCAGCATTACACCTTGAACCAACAGCTTTAAGTATTTCTGATGGAAAAACTGAAGCGTATGGAAAAGAAGTTGATGCAAAAATTATCGATTTAGCAGGACGTGGAGTAATTGCACTGGTTCGCCAAGTAGATGATTCTGCAAATAATGAAAAATATGGTGAATCAAATGTTATTGAAGGTTTCGCAGATATCGAAGGAAATATTGATGACTCTCCAGAGCCTCTAAAAAAATGGTTAGCTAAAATTGAGAAAGCACCAGTGCTTGTCAAAAAAGCTAAAAAATCTTCAGGCGTGAAAGAAACTTCGGAAGAGACTAAGAAAGCAGCTGCTGCTATTCTTGATATTTAATTCAGAACCAATTGGTTCTGAATTTCTGAAAGATGGAAAATGAAAGAACAATTAGGGTTTGAATTATCAGGCGAACAAAAAGATATACTAGAGGCTGTAGAATCTAATGATAAAATAATTGGAATTGAAGCAGTAGCTGGTTCATCTAAATCAACAACAATTAAAGCTATTGGCATTAACGAGCCACACAAATCGATTAAATATATTGTGTTTTCAAAAGAACAGCAACGTGAAGCACAAACTAATTTTCCAAACAATATTGAACCATCAACGATTCATAGCTTAGCATATCAAATAGTAAAACAACATTTTAAAATATCAATTGGTTTTCTTTCATATAGAAATATTACTGGTAGATTTAGATACGAGCAAAAACTTGTTATTATAGATCTATTTTCTAAATTCTGCACATCATATGAATTATCTATTGATGAATTCTTTAATACAAATGAGCAGGCAAAAAATGCACCATACGCAAAAAAACAAGTAAAATCATTATTAAAGCAAATGATGGATGGTTCACTTCCATTCACTCACGATGCATATCTTAAACTTGCTTCAATTATTATGCATAGCAATCTAAGCACACCAACTCAGACAGATCTATTGGTTCTAGATGAATCTAATGATGCTTCAGGAGCAACAATTAGATTATTCGAACTTTATCCAGCAAAGCAGAAACTGTTTCTTGGAGATAGAGCTCAGACAATATTCAAATTCTTAAATCTTCATTCATCATTTGACCATTATGAAAATATAGCAAAATTTCTTCCATTATCTACTACATTCAGATGCTCTATTACAATTGCAGAGAAAGTTCAAGACTTCATGCAATCATATTATAAGCAAAATTTTAAATTTATTGGAGTATCTGAACCAAGTAGCAAGATAGAATCTACGATATATATTTCAAGATTCAACGCATCATTAGTTGATAAAATTCTTGAGTTTGCGCAATTAGGAGTAAGTTACAACCTTACTCGACATCCAGATAGACTATTCTCATTGTCTAAAGATTTAGCATATGCAAGCAAGAACAATCAGCGAATATCAGATGCAGAATTCAAATACATTGAAGAAGACATTGAAGAGTATTATGCAAATTATGATGCACTGAAAGCAGACTTCCCAAATCTTATGAAATATCTTTTTGATATATATCAAGAAGATAAGACAATTGCTAACACTATTAAAAATGTTGGTAGAGTCGGAAAGTCAGGTATCATTGCAGCATATGAATCAGCAATGGAAAATTGGCACAGAAAAGAACGAAGCAATATTACATTATCATCATGCCATGCAAGCAAAGGAACCACATATGATAAAGTCTTTATTATGGATGATCTTAATGAGAAAGTTTTAGAATCTATGATGAATATAGAATTCAATAAGCAAACACAAGAAGATGAAGATAATATTCTACTTGGATATGTTGCATGCACAAGAGCACGATTTAAAATTGAAAATTGCGAGTTCATTGATTTTGATGAAACAACACAATTGCTAATAGATTAAGGAACACACAATGAAAAAATATGAAGTAAAATTAGAAGAAACTGAAATCACAATAATTGAGATATATGCAGAAGATAAAGAAGATGCATATGACAAAGCTATTGAAATGTGGAAAAATGCAGATTTTTCAAGCGCATTATCAGTTGTTAATGCATCATTAGATAATGATATAAACATAGAAGTAATCAATGAACTCTGATATTACATTAGTTGCAGTTGATATAGGAAAGGATGGAGCTTTAGCTACAGCAAATAAAATCTATCATATGCCAATCAAAAAGATTGAAACAAAGCCAGCTAGATATATTTTCGCAAAAGATTCTAAAGGCAAAAAGATACTGATTAAATCTGGTCCAAATAAAGGCCAATATAAGCAAAAAATAAAAACTAAAGCCAAATACTCTACTGAACTAGATATTGAGCTTCTATATAGAATATTAGACTCTCAGGACACTAATAATCGTGTACTTGCAATTGAACTTCCAGGGAACACTATAGGAAACTCTGCTAGAAGCACTGGAACCACATTCATGAATTACGGAAAAATATTAGCTATTGCAGAACTTCTACATTATAAGATTGTATCTATTCCAGCAAATACTTGGAAGAAGCATTTCAATCTTCCAGCAAACAAATCTCCTACTATAAATTTAGCACAATTAGAGAGACCAGATGAAACATTCATCTCTGAACGTGGAAAGTTATATGATGGAAAAGCAGACGCTTGCATTATCTATAAATATTATATGGAGAAAGCACATGGAAATAATTAAACAAGTTGTTGAAAAATATAAATCATTTGATGGTAAGATTTTTGATACTGAGTATGAATGCAAAGTTTACGAAAAACGAGAATTACTAACTAAAGTACATATTGTTTTCAAAATATCTTGTGGAATAGCTGGAGTATCGAGATGGATGGAAGCTTATTCGACTTATGAAAAAGCATTAGACTCATTAAAAAATGTTGATGAAAAAAAATATGAAATTAAACAACTATATATAGATGAGATAGAAAGATGAAAATTGATACAGATATATCATATTGTGAAATACCAATAAAAGAATCAATATGCGAAACATGCAAAAGGAATATTAATTTATATTCTAAATATCATGGAAAGCAATTGTGGTTCATTCTTGCAAAGCCTAGATATATTGGAGATGAACCAATATGCACGCAATATCTTCCGCTGAACAAACCGAAAGACTAAAGGAATACATTTTATCATCTAATGCATTTAAATAGCTTCTAGCTATATCTATGTTATTTTTATGATGATATGTTAGGCATCGGCACATTCGCTTACGCTACGTGCCGACAATTGAGGTTAGTAGTTGAACCGAAGAAGACACATCACTTTTATTTAAAGGCGTGCGAAGCGTAAGCCTTTGAATTGGTTCATTTATTTAGAACTAATTTAAATCAGAGATTTAATTAGTTTAATTTAACTAGTATAAGTAGACGGTAAAAAAATTACACTGTCTATAGACGGTAAAGTTTTTTTACCAGATAGTAAAAAATTTTTACTATGATAGTAAAGTTTTTTTCACATCATAGTAAAGTTTTTTTACTATCAATACAAAATAATATTTAATAATATTTTAAGCATACTAAATATATACTTTTAGTACAACTAAAAAAGGAAACAAAATAATGGCAAAAACAGAATCAGAGAAATTAAAAAGAATTAGTTTCACAATGCATCCTAGGTTTGTAAAAATGTTATCTGCTTTAGCTGAAAAAAATTCAGGGGCTACAATGTCTTATGAAATAAGAAGGTTAATTGAAAATGAATACAACAAGCAATTCGGAGATTTCAAATAATGGATGGCAGAATATAGGAATATTTTACATTCATATGAGAAATAGCAATGTAAAATTAACAGGAAAACAATCAGATGTATATATGGACATAGTTAGATATTCAGTTGGATATGGACAACCATATATAAATCAGATGAGTCAAGAAGATACATCGAAACTATTTAAATTATCAAAACCAACTTTAAATAAAGCAATTAAAGTATTAGAAGACAGTGGATTGGTTCAAAGAGTTAAAGATACTTCTTATATTTTCGGAGGTGGTTCAAAGCCTGAAAGATTAGGTCCAGTATTTCCAAAAAATAGAAATATATGGATAAAGAAAAATAAAGATACAAAACATCAACAAAAACAAATATCAGATTATACTAAAGAAGAGATAAACTCAATGTCATTCAATGAAAAGTACTTCTTAACTCACGGTAAAGAACCAGATCATTTAGAAATATAAAGGAACAAAATGAAAAAAGAAATTTTAGCATATAGATATTGGACAATAAAAGGTTACGATCCATTCTCTGAAACAAATGATGGATGGACAACTAATTCTAAAGGAAAAGTTATAAATACATATATGATAGACGACATGAAATTAATATGCAATAAATATAACATAAATTTAGATTGTTTAAATAAAATTATTAGTATTGCTTCAGATAGAAAAATAAAGAAATCTTTTGGAACTTTAGAAATATAAAGTAACAAAATGAATAAACAACACATATGCAAACATTGTAAATATTGGAAAAAAGATGATTTTTATATAGGATTTGGTTCATGTGAATTAATAGAAGATATAGCAGAAGATACAACATATAGAGAAAAAGATAAAATGAAAATAAACAATGCATATACATCAGACTACGAAGGATATAAATCGTTTAACTATACTGGTTCAGATTTTGGATGCATACATTGGAAATGGGGGTATAATAATGGCGACTAATGAAGAAGTAATATATGCATTTACAAAACGAAGAAGCAGAGAAGCAAAAAATCTATCTACAAATGGAACCACATTATGGAGCTATGATTCAGTATTAGCAAGATGGGAAAACGATTGGCTAATAATATATGGTAAAATAGCTACATACAGCAACACATCTCAAAAGCATACTGCCTTATTAAGAATAGAGTTAGGATATAATAAAAAAAATATATATTGGTTCAATAATGGAGCAACAACTTTAGAATATTCACATATTTTAGAAATGATAAATTGTATACAAAAATACAAATCAGCTAGAAGCAATAAGAAAATTTGGAAAGACATGCTAATGGCAGCTAAGACAAAATTATTAACACATTTAGATGATCATAAATATGAACAAGGATATAAAATTAAAGTAAAGAATTATATCAAGAAATTAGAATATCAATTCAATCTTCAGGATATCTGGAACAAAAAAGCAGACCAGAAAGTATTTGATAAAATTATTAAGGAAATTACATAATGCAGAGAGAACAATATAAACATGTTGTTTTAAATAAAATATTAGATCAACAAAAAAAAGCAGAAATAAAAAAAACAGATAAGAATGCAAAGAGAATTAGTAGATAATCTACATTATTATAGTACCAAAAAGAAATCAAAAAGCGAATCATTATTTAAGATAATTATGAAAAAGCTATTTTAATGCACGGAAAGTCATCAGCCGTATAAAGAGAGACATTCATAGGTACCATTAAATGCCCTACATGACAAGATCCTACATAAAGCAGAGTAAGATAAACTGCATAATAAACTTCACGCTTTATATGCTGCAGAGAAGCGACTAAACATCTCAGCAGAACTTCCTTCTAAAGACATGGCGCATTTTGAAAACAACCATAGACACATGTTTTGCACATAGGCTTTATGCCTGTGTGTTTACTAAAGATACTTATTTTTATTAAGCACACATTAACATTGGTTCAACTATAATACGAGCCCTCGACATCCTAGAACGCTGCGTACAAGCAATCTAGGTTGGTTTGCCATGGAGCTCGACACAAGCAAATTCCGTAAAAATAGTCGGAGCTCTAATTTAAAAACACAAGGAACCACATGGAAAACTTTGAAGACACAACAGAACTAGAGAACTTACGTACACAATGCAAAAAACTAGAGAAACAATTAGTAAAGCACTTAACGTCGGTATCAGACATACTAAGTAGCGCATTAGATTATATTGATGCAAATAAAGACAATATTGAAGCAGAAACTGCACAATCATTAGGATTAATTATTGCAACATTAGGACTTCAAAACGAAGCAGTAGCATGTACTTTATCAAACCCAGAGCTATCAGTTCAGGAATTACGAAAAGCAATCAAGAAATTAAATAAAAATCCAATTATTAAAGTAAAGGAAGATGAATAATGCAATCATTAAAAGAATATAAAACTCTTTTAGAGTCGGCAATTGAAATGATTAATGAATATGAACAACGAAATACAAAAGCATCATCAGCACGTATCAGAAAACTATCAAATCAAATTGGTAAAGATGGAAAGTTCTTACGTAAAGATCTTATTGAGGCAGACAAAGGAAAATAATGAAAAATATTTTAAATAAATTAAATGCAGAATCTAAATGTACAGTAGGATTCAAAATGTTTATGTATTTTTCTTTTGCAATTATATGGCTAGAATTTCTTAGGATTGCATAATGTCTATTGAATTCGCAGAAAACAAGCAGCATTTAGTTGTTAAGCGTAATGGGTCTATTGAACCATATGACAAAGAGAAAATGTACAAGGTGCTATATTGGGCATGTGATGGCAGAAAAGCTCTTATAGAGTCTATATTGAATTCTGTGGACATTAAAATCTACAATAAAATTCATATTGAAACTCTATTTGATGAGGTTCTCGACACTACTTACAATATGATTTCTCAATTAACTCCAGTATATGAAGAAGTAGCTAAAAAGCTATACATTCAGAAGACATACAAGGAGCATTGGGGAATTAAGCGCAACGAGTATCCATCTCTAATTCAATATTTTGACACATTCGGAAATAATGAACTTATTGATATATATCAATATTTCACTAAAGATGAATTGAAATATCTAGATGAATTTGTAAAGCCAGAGAGAGATCTCAGATCTTCTTATCTCGGATTACAGGTATTCTTTGAGAAATATTCAATTCGTGGAAAAGAACTTCTACAGCATGGTTTCATGAGAATGGCTATACAGGCATACATAAATGAACCAAAAGAAAGAAGACTTGGGAAGATAGTAAAACGATACAATAACCTTTCATTAGGAATATATACTGAAGCTACTCCAAAGTTTAAAAATTCACTCCGCAAGAAGTTCTATGGAGCATCATGCTGTGTTCATAAAATGGATGACAATTCCGAATCTATTAATGACACTTGTTCAGACATTGGACAATACAGCAGAGCAGACGGAGGAAATGCATGTGACGTATCAGATCTCAGGGCATCTGGTTCATCTATAAGCACAGTTGGTTCATCATCAGGACCAGTTCCATTCATCAAAAAAATTGAAGCAGCTGTAAATGCTTTTAATCAAAACAACACAAGACCTGGAGTTTGTGCAGTTTATTATCCATGGTGGCATGCAAATGTTATGGATATGATTCCATTGATGGATGAAGGTGGCAAGGAGAACCAACGTGCAAGAGATCTAAAATTTGGCATTAAGCTAAATCGCTTGTTTCTGCGAGCAATAGAAAGAAATGAAGATGTATATCTATTTGATCCAAAAGTAGTTCCACATTTCAATCATTTGTATGGAGAAGAGTTCGACAAAGCTTACGATAAAGCAGTTGATGAAAAACTATATTCTAAAGTAATTACTGCAAGAACAATAGCATTGTCAATTGCTAAAGAAAGACTTGAAACAGGAAATCTTTACATCTTCTTTATTGAGAATGTAAATGAAAATACTCCATTTAAAGATATGATTCATAGTTCAAATCTTTGCACAGAAATATTCCTTCCAACAAAAGCATCTGAATATATTGATTCAGTAACTACAGAGAATATCTCTACAGGTGAATATAATACTGTTAAGCTTGAAAAAACAGGACTTACAGCATTATGTAATCTTAGTTCAATCAATGTAGATGCATGGTATGAAATGACACGAGCACAAAAGGAATCAGTAGCATTAGAGCTTCTAGAAGCATCTGATAATCTTATTGATATTCAATCATATCCTACTAAGAATGGTGAGATATTCAATCGTAAATTTAGAGCAATTGGTATAGGGATGAATAATCTTGCATATCATTTCGCAAAGAATAATATCAAATGGGACAGTAAAGAAGCATTAGATAGAATGGATGAGATTTCTCAATCTATGCACAATATATTTAATGAGAAATCTGAACAACTAGCTAATGAGCGTGGTTCATTTAACTGGATTGACAGAACCAAATTAAAGAATAGACGCTTTGCAACATTGTTCGCAATAGCTCCAACAGCAACTTCTAGCCTTATAGCAAATTTGACTGAAGGAATTGAACCAATTACGAAACTTCTTTCTGAGAAGACTGGAACATATTCTACTAAACAATTAGCACCTGATATGTTAAATCTTTCAGCAAGTTATGAGCTTTCATCTCAAATTCCAACTAAAGCATTATATCATTTAGCAGAAGTGAGACAAGAATATTTAGATCAAGGACAATCAGTGAACACATACTCAAAAGATATGACGTCAGCATATGAAGTTATTAGTGATATTGTTTATGCAGAGTCTATTGGACTCAAAGCATTATACTATCTTCAATCAAATACAGCCATTGAAGGTTGTGATTCATGCGGGAGTTAAATATGAAACATATAATATCACTAGAAAAAAACACATCAAATAGATTATTTGATCCAAGTTCAGACGGAGGAGTATTCCTTCGCACTGATAATGTAGAGCATAGGATTCTCAAAGATCTTTGGGAAAAATCAAATGCTCTATTTTGGACAGTCAATATGATTAATTTTGACAAAGACTCTATCAAGAATATTCCTGAAAATGCTCAGAGAATGTTTAAGTTGAATAACGGGTATCAATCTCTTATGGACTCTGGAGTAGTTGGCTTATACAATCATCTAGCACTTTTAACATCAAGCAATGAAGTAGCTCTATCATACCAACAAATTGCATTCATGGAGTCAATCCATGCAACTAGCTATTCAGATGGCTTGCTTCAGATGTTTGATTCTGAAGCTACTGAAATAATTGATGTAGTATATACTGATCCTGTAGTAAAGACACGATTATCATCTGAGATAGATTATTCTGATCAGTTAATAGCTGAACCAAACCAGAGAAACACTGCTCTTGCAATAGCAGCTACATATCTTCTTGAGTCAATTAAATTTCCATTTAGTTTCTTTGTCACTTTCTCAATCAATAAGGCATATAGCAACTGCATTAATGGTTTTGCTCAACTTATATCTCGTATCGCTACAGATGAATTAGAAATTCATGTACCTACGAATAAATATATTTTGAAAAAGCTTATCAAAGAAGGTGCAATATCAATTACTGAAATTGAGGAAATGGCATTAGAGATTCAATTTCAGGAGAAATCCTGGAATAGATATCTTCAAGAAGATGGACCAATTCCTGGATACAATATAGCTATTGGTGATGCATTCATTGAATACTTCACAAATAAAACATTACGTGATCTTGGTTCTAGTATTGAACCAATTAAGCCTAATGATACGATTCAATGGTTCAATCATATTAGAAATCCAGATAACAAGCAGGTGTCTCAGCAAGAAATGAAATCATCTCAATACCAAAAAGGTGTTATTAAAGACGACTTATATCTATTTGATAAGGAGAATAAATGAGTCAGATAATGATAAAGACACATCCTAAATCTATTTTTACAAGATTCCATAACAATTCTCAATTTGCAAATGAAGTATTTTCATCTTATTATCCAAACATAAGTTCAAAACCAATAGACGTACTTCAAGTTAAATTTCTTGATAGCAACCTAAGCTATAATGTTTTAATAGAATTTATGTATAAAGATATAGAAAAACAGGAAAAGCAAAAATGACAATACTTGAATATGAGAAAAAGCTACAGATGATTAGAACATCTGATGCTTCATATGAAATAAAAAGAAAAGCAATTCAAGATCTTGAGAGAAAATTCAATACAAAATCATCTCAAGAAATTGCAATTAAGCAAATGATTGAGTCAGCACCAGATACAGATGATATAGGAGACAACTAAATGAAAACAAATGATGGAGGAGAAAAACTTCAATCTACTGATGAAACTCTAAAGCAACGTGGTTCACGGTATGGTTCATTCGCAGAACATGCAAAACTTTCTCAGACACTAAAAGAAGCTATCGAGTATCATATACAACATCATGGACATACGGAGCTAATGACTCCAAGCATGTACGAAGCAATTGGAATGATATGTCATAAACTTGCTAGAATAGCAAATGGAGATCCAACATATGACGATTCGTGGAGAGACATTAGTGGTTACTCAGAATTAATTGTTAAGGAATTAAATGGAGAAATTATTTAATGTCAGTAGATGAATTAGTTTTAGTAGGTGTAATATGGAACGCTATATTACAGACAGTTTGGTTCATAAGAACCAAAGATAAACATTAAAGGAGTTTATTATCAAATGGAAAGATTCTCTCCGTAAATGGAGACAGGAACGAGGACTTACAAAACCTCAAGACGACATAAATGAAGAAACTGGAAATCCAGCAATTGTTGATATGCTTCTGGAAGAAGTATATGAATTGAAAGATGCAATTCTAGAAGGGGATACACATGAAATCATTGATGCATTAGCAGACACAATTGTGTTATCTTCGAACCACATAGGGCAAATGAAATATGATTTAGATTTAGTAATGAAAGAAGTACTTAAAGAAATTTCATCCAGATGTGGTTCAACTAATCAAGAAACTGGAAAATGGGAGAAAGATAAATCTCAAGATCCATCAACTCTTTATAAAGCAAATTATAGAACTTGCAAGGTTAAATCATGACACTGCAAGAAGCTCTAGAAATGCTTAAAAAGCTTAATGAACTCAAATGTACCAATGGAAAGAGATATCTTCATATTTCTAAGCTATTGAACTCTGATGCTACAACTCACAACATTCAAGAAGCAAAAAAATTTCTTACTTCAATAGATGGCTAGTAGCCATCTACTAATTGTGTGATAGGTACATCTACAGAATTTTCGATAAGACCAACTGTATTATTGATCCAATTGAATGGATTCAATCTCCTACTCCATGAGCTAAACATTGAACTTTCTAGAGTATCATTAGGTAAATCAAAAAATGTTTTACCAGCAGAATCAGCAATAACTTTAGCAGTATTATTTTTAATCAACTTAAGATTTACTCTTTGGATATTAGCAAAATATTTATAGAATGCTTGAGGACCAAGTTTGTCAAGCCACTTCACATATTTACTATTAATGATTTTACTATAATTGATAAAATTGTCAGTTACATCTCTTAATGCTTGCTTTTTATCTGTTCCATTCTCTATAGCATACCAATATGTAGCTGCTCTAAAATGCAAATCACTTTCTTGGGTTATATTCAATAATGCTTTTCCGAGAGCACTATTTCTTGTAAGAAACATATTATTGACTATATCTTTTATTACTTTATTCTCTCCAATAGCACTATCATAAAATTCTCTTTCTATTTTATTTACTATAATATTATTATCTTCTTCAAGATTAACATCTTCTACAATTGTTTGATATAATCCAGCTTCAATAAGTGGCACTAATGGATTAGATTTTAATTCTACAGTAAGGTCTGCAAGCTCTTTTTCTAATTTAGCTTTTTTAATACCTTCATGCATTTCAATCTTTCTTTCAAGATCTCTTCTTCTTTTTTCATCTTTCTTCCATTTGTCAAGACTTTTTTTACTTAATATCAAATACTTCAATGCATCAGATATAGGCATTCCACTAAAGAATAAAAATTTAGCATTACTCAATATATTTCCAATAATTGTTTTTGGAAGTTTTATTACTACCATGCTTTTTGTAATTGCCATTAATGCCATTGCATATTGCTCAGCAAGACGAACATATCTTTGTTGTTTTACAGGAAGATTCTTTATGAATTTTATATTAGATATTGATGCTTCATTGTATCCAAATAATTGCTTCATTAAATCTTTTCTTATATATATTTCTTTGCGTGGTTCAGGATCTTGATTTCCAGGATTACGTTTTATGTCTTCAAGTCTATTCTTTCGTATAATATACTTACGTGTGGCTGGTGGAAGTAACCCCCATAATTCCTCACCTTCTGATTGCACTGAATATCTTCCACTTTCATCTGCTCCAAGCTGTTTTAATTCAGCTTTTGTTTTCATTGTTTCAGATGCATATACTCTCACAAATTCTTTATCTAGCATATCTTTTGTTGAACCATCTTTATTCATTTTTTTAAGTGTTTCATATTTATCTTTATATATTAGATCAATTAGTTCTTCATTATTAGTATCAGTTTCAACTTGAGTATTTTTTCTTCCAAATGTTCTTGATAGTAAATCTGTACCACGTTGCTCAAGATCTATATATTTTTCTTTATCTTCAAGTGTATTTTCATATCTAAAATCAATTATATTTCCATCAAGATTATACACAGGATACATCTGTTCATTCTTTCCGTTTCGTGCAGCATACTTAATTGCATCACTAATCTTTTTTCTAAGAGAATTTTCACTTAATGCTGGATTGTCTTGCTTAATTTTTTGACTAAGCAATAATCCTTTTACTTGTAATCTCTGGAGGCCAAATGCCCCATCAACTCTACTTGTAATTCCTGCATTATCATTATAATATACTCCATATTTTATTTCTGATATATCTGCATCATCTTTGTGCATAGGACCATCTAATTTATATCCAAGATCTTTCATCTTCTTTAATGTATATGCATCAAGTGGAGCATATACTAAATCTTTATTTGCATCATTTCTCTCATGCAATTCTCCCTTTACCATCTCTTGAACCACGCCATGTAAACCCCAATCATACTTAGATGTCTTGTTCATTCCTTTAGCAAGTAGTAGAAAACTAGATACTCCATTTGCATCTATATCTATAAGTTCTTTAATATTATTTTTATATTCAGGACTAGTATCTTTTAGTGCATATAAGCTTATCAATTTATCTATGAGCATAGATGTATCTTCTATGCTGTATGATTTGTCATATGAATTTTCTCCATACGGAATAGAATATCTGGTCCCAAAGTGTCTCGCAATATTTTCTGCATTACTTCTCAAGCCTTTCTTAGTTCGCATATATTTTGCAACACTCTTCGCATCTTTTATCATAGTGGAACCAATTAGCTTTTCATTATAGTTAATATTCATAATATCATTTTCAAGATCTTTGATATCTTTATCTAATTTACTTGGTTCATCTATATAATATTTAAGCACTTCAGCATCAGTACTTACAGCTTGAAAATCACTTCTTAGAACAACTTTATTTAATGCTTTGTTATACTTTAAATTTTTATTTGAGAATATATCAATCTTTGTAAATCCTACAGCTATATCAGCCATAGTTCCTTTTACATACATATCTCTCATTCTATCTAAATGACTCTTGAACATCATTGTTCTATCTGTTATTTCTATAAGTGTTTTTCTCCCTGAACTAAAATCAGCAATCAAATCTTGAAGGAGTTTATAATATTTACCACCAGCCTCTCTCATTGCAGTATCTAGATTAATTCTGTATTTTATATACTCATCTGTATCTTTATCTGATATAGTTGAGTATATTTTAGTGAGAGCTGGAAGTGCTTTTGTAAAGTGCCAAGTTCTATACATTCGGCCTTTAGTTTTATCTGTAGCTTTTTTCATCTCACCTTGTGCATATTCAAATAATTTATGCAGAGTCTTTTGGTTCTCTATCTCTTGATCTTTTGTAAGCTTTCCGCTTTCTTTTACATCTTTAGCTTTTAGGTTTAATTTTTCCAATGAATTGTTCACTACTCCATGAATTAGATCATCAGCTTTATCTGCAGTATTATTCATCCATTCAGAGAATTTCTTATCTACTCTAACTCCAGCATTTTCTTTGACTAAATTGGCTTTAGTATAGTTTATTTCTCCAAGCTTGACTGCAAGTCTTGTAAGTTCTGCATCTATATTCTTTCCACGACCACGCTTTACATTTATATTGTGAAGAAAATCTTGTAATGCTTTCATAGCTTTATAGAACAATCTGCTTATAACTGAATCTCCTTGTTCAGACGAGTTATCATATTTTGTATCTACATTTGCAAGAGCATTTTTTACATATTTATTAGTGAGTCCATATGCAAAGAATTCTTGTATTCGTCTATTTGCATCTATTACTGTAGAATCATCAATCTTTCCTTCAAATATATATTTATACATATCTTTAGCTTTTTGTATCTCTGCTTCATTATATGGACCTTCATCTTCAGGAAGAAAATCTTTGTATGTTAATTGCTTTTTAGCTGTTCTATACAGTGTATATAGATCATCTTTTACATCTTGTCCTAGAACGCCAAGTTGTTTATTGAATAGTGTACGAATATAAGCATGCACAGTCTCATGGACCAATGCTTCTTCATTACTCATAATAAATCTATTTCTTGCAATTTCAGATATATCTGCAGTAGCAACTCTTATTTGTCCTGTAACTGGATTAAATTCTCCAACTGGTTCCAGTATATTCTTTGCAATATCTTTTGTTACTGTAATTTTCATGACTGATAATTCTTTCACAAGCTTTTGCATCTTTCTACTTAGATTTTGAAGATGAGCACTGTGCTCAGCGTCCCAATGACCATTAGCACTATTTCTGTCTATCTCTGCAAGCTTATTTTGAACCAAATCAATTCTTTCATTTAATATATCAGATGAACCAATAGCTTCATCCACTGTTTCACCATTTGAATCTACATTGAATAATGATTCGATATCTTCTTCGTATCTCGGTGTATTAATGATTGCACGTTCAAGGTCACTAGATGTCCTACCATATGACTGAAGACCTTCTGTAGTCTCTTTATATCTGATAGGAAGTCCATTCAATAGCTCTATAGTAATTGTTCCATCTTCTGATATATCAATATCTGTTACTATGTCTGAATTAAGGTCAGATGAGCCACTCTCATAGTATGTTATAACTCCTGCATTGAGTTTTATTTGCATATTCATAGCTCTATTATGAAGAACTATTGCCTCTCTGGCATATCCATCTAGTTCCTTTGTGTAACTAGATTGGTTTGTTTTTTTTAATTCTAATACTACATCTTCAACATCATCATTTGATAGATATATTCCTCTTGCATAATTAGTACATGTCATATGTTATTCTCCACAATGCTTGTCTACAGTTTTTTTATCTGCGACTTTCTTTGTTGCTATTTTAGCATCTTTTTTGATATTAGTGCTTAAGTCCTTTGTAATTATAGTCTTAATAATTTTGTTAATATCATCAGTAGGCGTAATCTTTTTCTCATATTTACTTTGTTCATTATCATCATAGTTCGGATTATATTCGTATTTAGCAGAAACAGTATTTCCATCTCCATCCAACACCTCAGCATATGCATGTTGCACATTTAGTTTCTTGGAAAATATTTCAGCTCTATTATTCTCGGACAATATTTCAACTTCATGCAATTGTTTTAGGTGTTGAGTGATAGCCTCAAGATAATCATAATTTTCTTTATTGTGCACAATTGACAGCACATCAAGATCGCCTGATGTAATTTCTTTTGATTTCATTGTTCTTATGAAAGATTGCATTGTCTCATGAACCAAATGATAATCTTTGTTTAACTCAAGCCATTGCTTGTTGTATTCTCTGGTTCCGTCTATTACATCATCTATATTGAAGTAGTTTGCATCGTGCACTCCAAGTGCAATATATTTACTTAATACTTTTGCTTGTATACTTCCATCGAAGTAGTGAATTGGAACCACTGCGCCAGAGCTATACGCTTCGATAAGTTTATACACTTCCATTTGTGAGTGATCCATTGTTTTATTCTTGAGTCTCAGTCCAGGACTTGCAACATTTCCAAGTAGCTCAACATCTCCATCTCTACCAGATGCTTTTAGTTTTTTTGCTATCAAGAGTCGAGACTTAATTCCTTCATCTGTGTCGAGAACACTATTTAGTACTGGGAATACATCAGATAGATCCTGAATCATATCAGTCATTTCTTTTTCTGTTATTGGAGCCACAAGTCTTTTAGCTTGCTCTTTAGTACTTCCACTTTCTTCCATCAGGTCTTTGACTTTTTTTTCATAAGCTTCACGTATTTTTCTATCAAGAACATTCTTGGCCAGTCTGAATTGGAATGTAAATATCTCATTCATATTTTCTGTGAGAGCAATAAATGGTTTATATTTATCAGACAGTACTTTTTCAAGCACAACACCAAATGCATTTTTATTTTTTTTGCTAGGAATTATGTATCCATTTAATTTGTTTAATTCATTTTGGTGAAGACGAAAATCTTTTGTTTTAGTGAATATTCTGCCATAGTCTTGGTTCCCAATTGCAACTCCTATGTCTTCAAGTTCTTTGCGAAGCTCTGAACCACGTTGCTTTAATGCTTCAGATTCACTAGTTCCTTTCTTTGCTTTTGCATATTGATTTTTAACACTATAGTATTCATTGACTTTTGAATAGAATTCATTCTCTGCAATTCTAGCTGTAGATTTCACGATTGATCTGATAGAACTTCCATAGTTTAACACCATGAATGGGTTCTTCATGAAATTTCTACTTATCTTTATGATCTTTTCGCCATCCATCTTTATCTTCGGATCAATCAGTTTTAATATTGCAGATGGAACTTTTACTCCAGAAGCATTAAGCGCATTAGTTAGTTCTTTAGCTGGTTCCTCATATGAATCTTCATTTCCGTCTTCAACTCGTTTACCATAGCTTGATTTATCATTGGTAAATACTCCAACTTTTTCAAGTTCTGCTATTTGAGCATCAGTATCTTTCCCGTACAGAATAGGTGCTTGCATATTTTTAATACCATATCCTGATGTAATAGCATCTGTCTCAAGCATAATTCCTGTTTTGAATTTAAGTCCATGTGCTGCTGCATAGTTATATCTTAGAAGCTCGACAAGTCCACTTATAGCATGTTCAGGTTCTCCAAACATGCCACCATGGTTTTTTATTGCATATTGGACCAAGCCTTTCAAATCTTTCTTGAATTGAGGACTATCTTCATATTGTGATACTGTTTCATATTCAAGCTCAGCCATAGCATTACCATCATATCCATTACTTAAGTCATTGATTGTTTTCTCTATAATACTATCTTTTCCATCGAGCAATGTTTTTGCTGTTTTCTTATCTACTGGTAAATCAAATGCTTGTCCTAGCATGAGTTTAAATAGTTTATGAGTAGTATCATCCTCAGCATAATTTACGACACTTTCTCTATTGTATACTGAATATCTATGAAGTTTTTTATCTTGCCAGTTAAGTTTATTGCTATCTATCATAAATCTATTGTTTGTGATCACTTTCCATTTTGCGTACATTTCAGTATCACTTCTAAATTCTTGATATGCTTCATCTAGATATTTGATCGAATCAGATATCATGTTATTTTTGCCACGAACTGCATCTTGTGTAGCTACGATTACATTTGCAGGATCTTTTGCTCCAAGTATTTCTTCGAGTAAGCTTATGTTTCCATTTGAACCAATCTCAGTTTGCAATGTGCTTATTGCGTTGTAGAATGATTTTCTGAATTTATACGGGGTACTACTTTGTTTGATTATTGCATCTTTATGATCACTACTTACCACATCTCCAATCATTCCACTTATTCCATCATTTATTATCTCATTTTTTGACGGAACAGCTAGTTCTTTTGTAGTATACACTCCATGTTTATTGTCAATATTTGCAGCACTGTCATATAATTGAGCAGCAGATCTTTTGTCAAGCTTTGAGCCAATCTCTAGATGTGCATCTTCATTTGCATCTTTAAATTTTGATTTTTTTGTGAAGTTGATTATCTTTGCAATATTTTTTTCATCATCTTTTATGGCTATATCAGCTTCGCCTATTTTTAAATATCCATCATTCTCAAGTGATCTGATTGCTAGAAGTCCAAGCTCAGTCTTGAGTTTTGCTTCAAGCATTTTAGTGTTGACTGCATCATTTCCTTTAGACGCTTTTATTCCAAGAAGTTTATATGCCTTGGTCCCTATCATACTTACAGCACTTGCGTATGTTGAATCAACTTTTGAAATCTTATCTCTCATACTTTTAGTTATTATAGTTTTTTTATCTAAGCCAAGCATGTTTCTAATATCATCATTTGATCTATGCTCAGGCAAAGTTGGTTCAGCGATTGTGGCAAGCCAATCATTAGTAGCTATAGCAATAGCTTTTGCAATATTCTTGTTTATTGTATATCCTGGGCTATTCTCATTTCTTTTATATGCTAATGCAATTATACTTTGAAATCCTTCGTGGACACCAATATTTTGAAATGTAGGATTAATAAGCATAAGGTCAGTTTCTTTCGATACTACTGCAGAGCTTTTCACAAATTTTTGTACAGCATTTCCTATTGTTCGAACAACATTATTTCCAGATATATCAATTTCTGCAAGTTTTGTATTGCTCTTTGTATTTGGTTTGAAATATGTTGATAGATCAAGTTTTTCAAATTCTTTATACATTATTCCAAGTATTCCCGGAATTCCTTTTTCATCTCGATTTAGATATAGCTCTTTGATTACTAATGGCAAATGTTGTTCTAGTATTTCACAACTCATTATTCACATCCTATTATTTTTTTGATAGACTCTTTTAATGAGTCGCTTAATTTTTTATCCAGCAAGAATGTTGCTAATGCTTTTCCATTGTACTTATTCTTGGAACCAAGCACATTGCTTGCAGTTTCAGTAACTTCATTTTTGACAAGCTTATCAGTTTCTTGCTTTAATTCATCTTTTAGCTTAGCATTTTTTTCTTTTAGTGATTCAGTTTTATCTGATTTTGCTTTTATGTTCTTGAGATCTCTTTTTATATACTCTTTCTCAGTATTAGGTAGGTTGTCATACTTTTCTTGAATTGTTTCTCCAGGTTTTACTTTCTTCTTGCCTTTGAGTACAACTTTTACTCCCTCTCCTTTATTCATTTTTCTAGTAAGTTGTCTTCGCTCATTTGTATCTGATATTTCATATTCATATTTATATGCTGCTATTCTTCTTTCTAGATGCTGCCAAGCTTTTTTTAGTAGTCTTGGTATCTCTTTTGAGTTTATATCTTTTTCAAGTTGCTCAATCTCTTTGTTGTTTTCAATGATCTCTGTTCTTAGATCACTTACTTTTTTTAATACTTTGAGCAACGCACTAGACTTATCTAATTCATTTTTATTATATTTTGAGTATACATAATCTATTGCTTCTTTGAATTTATCAGATCCATTGCCATATAGTTCTTTCACGAATTTTTCTATTCCATCAATATCTTCTTTGGAACCAAGTCGATCTATCTCTTTTGTTATTTCACTTTCTTGCTTTGGTTCAGATCTTGTGCTCTCTTCACTTTTTTCATTTGTTTTATCAGCTCTTCCGATTCCATCTTCTGTTTGCTCAGCTTCAGCAGTTCTTGTTTTAGTTTCTTCATCTTTTGTCTCCTGTTTTTTTTGTATTTGAATTTCTCCATCTTTGACTCTTGAGTATTCATTGTTAGGAAATCCTCTTGACTCTTGTTCATATTCATTGAACTCATCTTTAGGTTTTGCTTTTTCTTTTGTATTTGTTTTAGCTACAGCAGGCTTGCTTTCAGCAGCTTGTTGTTCAGTAGGATTTATTTCTTCATTGTTATCACTTGGGATATCTATTTTAGATAGATTAAGTGGTGGTTCTTCAGTAGTAGTATCATTTGTAAATTCAGTATCTACATTTGTACTACTATCAATTGGTTCACCTTTTATCATTGAATATAGCTTATCTATTAGCTTCTGCTCATTTTCAGCTTGAGTGATGATTCCATTTGATTGTGGTCCATGATATATGAATTTCTTTGAACCAAATTCATCATTACCATATTCTACTTCTACTGGGCGTTTGTCTTTATTATATTCATACTGTTTCTTGGCATTTTGCATTAGAGCAAGTTTTCTTCGCTGAGTTGCTACAAAGTTGTCAAGGCTTTTTTCTAGTGGTTCACGATACTTTGCATCTATACTTGGATTGAGTAATCTGTTAGCATAGTACATTATTCCAGTTCTGACTCTTCCGCCTTTCCCGACTCCACCCCATATCTTCTGAGTAAGCACATCGTTCATTTTGATACTTTGACCATCTGGAACCACAGCTCCATGTTCATTAGCACCAGAAGTGTATGTATTCTCGGCTATAAGCTTTTCCATCTCAAGTAGTTTTTTGCGTGGTTCAAGCTGTTTACGCTCTGCATCATCAGATTTTGACATCTCATTTTCTACTTCTTGCAAGTCTTTATTTATATCATCAATAGGTCTATTATTAAGTTTCTGATTGTAATCTCCAGCTACAACATTTCTTATTGCGTCTAGTTGAACGAACTGTTTCCCAAGCTCATCTCTTGATGCAACTAGATTTTGGTATTCTTCATCAAGCTTCCCAGAAGATTCTTTTTCTTTTATTGTATTATCTATATCAAGTATCTTATTAGCGACCTCATCTATCTGGGCACTATATACATTGTTTGCATGTTTCTTTTCTTCATCTGAAAGTACTGGCTCTTTTCCATTTTGCATATTAATTATATGCTCTTTGAGTTTTCCAGACATTGCAAGATCGTTGAATACTTGTACGCTATTCTTTAATTCATCAATAGATTTCTCACTATCAGATTTCTCAGGTGTTAATTTATTTGAATCCACCTCTGACAATCCAGGAGCAGTTACTTCTTCAGTATTTTTGGAACCAAGATTGATATTGCCAATCTCATGCATAGTTTGAGTTGCGCCGGCAATATGTCCACCAGCAATTCCTTCTATTCCAGATACTTTAGCGTCAAGTTGGTTCTGGGCATTTGAGATAATACTTTTAATATCATCACCTTTTTTTCCAGTGCTAATTTGTTTTCCAAGTATATCGGCCCATTGTTGTAGATATTCCTCAGTTCCTTCTACTGCTGCACCTTTTCCTGAAGCGGATGCAATCCTTCCAGCAGTTTTTAGCACAGATTGCCATAATTTATCAGTTTCTTTCTTTCCAAGTACTGACACTGAATCCTTAAGCGCAGCATGAATAGCTGGCTTCATAATTATTTTTGCACTCTCAAGTCCTATATATGTTTGTGCAGCAGCAGATGGTACAGCTATTGAAATATCTTTTAGTCCAGCATGTTTTTGGTTCTCAGCTTCATTTCTTGATGCAAGCGTGTCATTTACCATTCCAGTGAACATTGCTGTAGCTCCAGCTCTTTCAATTCCTTTCATTAGTACTTTTTGAGCTAGGTTCATTCTTTTGCTTGCGATATCTGCGTATTTTTTAGCTTGAGAAGCCTTCCCTGCTTTTAGCAGTTCTGCAGCTTTTTCATATGTTTTTGCAATCTTGCTTCCGTTCTTTACTGCAAACAATCCTGCTTTAATTTCTCCAGCTCCGAACATAAATGTCATTACGCTTCCAACTACATTTCCTACTATGTTTCCACTTGTTACAACTTTATATGCAGCTTTACCATAGTCTCCATTTTCAATATCTTTTTCAATATTTTTTTGCTCTTTTGCGGTTTTATCCTGGTCTACATTGAATAGTGTATCTGACATCTTTCCAATATTTTCTGTAGTATAATATTCTTTTGTATCATTCCATCCATCTCCTCCGAGATAGCTTGCAACTGCATTCATCTTGAAGCTATGATTTATAGCATCTTTTTTATCTGCTTCAAGTTGTTTCTTTTCTTCAGGAGTTTTAGCTTGTCCTATCTTGTAGTTATAATATGCTTCCTCACCTTTTCCTATAAGCCAATCAGGAACATCATTAAATATTGCATCTATTGCCTGACCAGTGGTTCCGACAATACTACTTCCAGCACCCTTTGCAACAGCCTCAGCAAAGTTATCGCCATTTGTTTTTTCGAATGCTTTTGATATGTCAGCAGCATCTTCAGATGTTAGCATATTCTGCTGACCTCCATTCTGGATACCATTAAGAACTGCTTTAGCTTTGTTTGAATTTACATTTGTTTCAGGATTTATAGCTGACTCTATAGTTACTGGCTTTCCATCTGCGCTTGCATATGACATAAGCTCTCTACCATATGAGTCTGGTTGGTTCCAGTCTTTACTTTTAATTGTAATATTTAGTGGATCTTTTTCAATAACACCTTTGTCATTCATATATGAACCAGTGAGATTAGTTGGCTCAATATTTCTAATTAAAGGTGCTTTCCATCCAGATTCATTTCCTGCAAGGTCTGCAGCTTTTTGTATCATTTGCTGATTTCCGACATCTATCATATCTTGAGTTGTCAAATCATTTACATTCTTTCCGAGTGCGTTAGCTACATATTGCAATTGACCAGATTTATTTTTGTTGCTTTTAACATATGCAAGTGGATCTGAGTATATTGGATTGTTATTGCTATCATATCCTGTGATATGAGCAGTCTCTACAGCATCGTAGGCATATGCATTTGGAGCTAGCACTTCCCTAGAGGATTTTCCGTTAAGGCTCTTTGTGTATTCAGTATCTGCATCTTGCATTCCAAGAAGTGTGTCATTTTTATATCCACCAAGGACATCTAGTTTTTGTTGTGATCTTTGTTGAAGTGCATTAGCTTTGTTTTCAACAGCAGACTTTGAACCAAATGCATTGATTTCATCTGATAGATATTTTGAAGGGTCTCTTAGATATTGAGGCATATTGTGGTTCCTTGCTAGGTATAATATTTATTCAACATTATACCATAATAAGGACTGAGGTTATCTATTGATCAGATTTCTAAGTCTATTGCCTCTTGCTGCATTTAGAGCCATTCTTGTTTTATATTCGTCTGAATTTTCATTATGACTACCATAGTTATCATATTTTGAGAGAATTGCTTTAACAAGTTCAGGATCATATCCAGATTCAAGCAATGATTTTTCTATATCACCAAGATGATTGGTTCCTTTTCCGTATATATTAATGAGCTTATCAGCATCTGCTTGTATGTTTTTCACCTGCTCTTCTTTTTTGTTTTTATTATATGCTTCAGCTCTTTTCATTCTTGCAGCATGCTCTTCATTTGTTTCAACAAGAGGAGCAATATTTGGATCTGAATTTAGTCTCTCTTGCCTAGCATTAGCTAATGCATCTAACTCATCAAGTGTTGGAGCTTTAAATTGCTTTGCCGTTTCAGAAGCATCTCTTTCTTTGAGAAGTTTTTTATATTTATCTGTTGCAAGCAATTTATCTACTCTCTTTTTATCAGATGAACCAAGTTTTGCATATTCTTTTCCAAATGCTACAGGATCTTTTGCAAATAGATTAAATACATCAGGATTGGTTCCAGACTTATTTAATGCTTGTGAGATAGGATTTAGTACTTCTTTTTTTGGAGAAGTTTTTTTAGTAGTTTTATTGGATGATTGATTATTTCCTGATCCAAGTCGATTAAGTATCTTTTTATAATTATTTCTATTTGCAAGTATTTCATCTATCTGGCTAGCTGAGACATAATTAGGCGTCATCAGTGCTATCTGCTTGTCTGTTAGCTTTGGTACAGATGGTTTTAATGATCTTGCATACCCATTATTTGATCGTAAGTTATTTACAAACTTAACTGCATCGTTTCCCATTTCTTTTGAATCGGGCAAGTCATAGTTATCACCAAAAGTTCCATGTCTAAGTTTTGATAATACATATGCTTTTGCTTCATTTGGAGATATCTTTCCACTATTGACAAGGCTTTCTATTGCTTGTTGAGATTTGCTATCATCCCATTTTAGCATAAAATCTGGAGATGCTATTCCTTTAATGCTTTCATATACTTTTTGTATATCTCCACCGCTGTATGGATATTTTCCTTTTCCAGATGATCCTGAACCACCTCGGGATGCATTTGATTTATCTATGTCTTTTGCGAGCTTTATTTGATCATATGCATTCTTTGCTCTATCCTTTTCTGCATCGTTATATGATTTTACTCTTGCAGCTTCATTTGCAAGTAATTCTTTTTTACTATCAAATCCTTGAGACAGCAATGCTTGAGCTTTTGCAGCATCAGTTGCATCTCCTCCAGCAGCAAGTATTTTGTTAGACACATATTGGTTAACTTCTTCCTTTGTAGGGTTATATCCATCTGTGTATGCTGCATTGAATATTCTCATCTCTTCTGGAGTCAATTCTCGTTGCCCATTATTAGTTATTTCATTATACTTTTGAACAACGTCATTGTTCATGTTAAGCAGCACATCTTCAGGTCTAACTGTTTGATTGTCAAATCCTTTTGCGAGATCAGTTGTAGCATTACGAACACCAAGCTTTCTTTGATATTCATCTTGTTGTTGCCCAAATAGCACATCAGCTCTTGCATCAGCTTTTGCCTGTCTAGCTTCTTCGACTTTTCTAGCTCTTATTTGATCAGCTTGAGCCATTATTGTTCCGACATTTGATAATGCTTTTTGGGCACCTCTAGTTGGATCAAGGACTTGACCAATATGCGTATCTAATTTCATCATTGCCATAATGCGTCCTTATTGATTGTTCGGATTGAAAATCTGTTGAATATGTTTATTGTCAGCTATAGTTTTATTATAGTTATAGTCATTTTGCTTGGCTTGTTGATCCATTAGATGTCTTTGTTTGTCTGCAGTTTTCTTGTTATCAAGATAACTAGCAAGCCCTAAACCAAGTTGTCCGACGCTTAAACCAAATCCGCCCCATCCATCCATGCCCCAGTTAATTGAACTAGTATTTATTGAACCAAGGCTTTTGTCAGATATAGGAGATTTAAGATAGTCGTTATTTATCATGCTCTTGTCAAAGGAAGCAGTGCCTGATGAATCAAATGTAAGCCCAGATGAACCAAGCAAACTTTGTTGCTCTGGAGTCATATTTGATATGCTTTCCATTGTAATATTTGCTGGATTAAACATTGATGCAAATCCTTGTGTTGGAGTATATGCATTAGTGTTGTCAGTAGTAACAGTACTATTTCCTACTGTATAATTTTTTCCCATTTTGTCTTCTCCGATATTGTATTATTGCTATTATACCATAATTATATTATAGCTTGTTATGCTTCATAATATTTATTTAAAGTTTCTCGCATAAGTCCACGTTGCGTCATTATCTCAGGTGTCTGGTCCATTCTAGCATTCATGTCCAGAAATGTATAGTCATCAAATTCAGATTGCTTCCACGCTATATCTTGTATGCTAGTTGGAGTAGTGGTGTCTCCTTGTGGTTCACCTGCTGGAGGTTGCTTTATTGGATCAATATATGTTGTATATATTTTCATTCCAGTGTTAAGCCATCCTGCAATTTTATTCATAGCAGCGCCTGGTGCTTTACTAAAATTACTGAACACACTAGCTGAACCAGCTTTTATCATTTGAAATCCAGCAACTACATAATCAGAAAATCCAGCTTGCACAACTCCACTATCAGCAATAGCTTCGACTACTTGAGGAGTAAGCTCTTCTGCTGCTATTTCAGTACTCTGTTCTCTTGCATATTCTTGTATTGCTTGTTTTGTGGCTTCTTGCCTTAAGTTTTCATATATTGCGCCTATTGCTGTTGCAATAGCAACGTACCCAACTAGCTCAGAAAGCTTTCCAAGTATCACTATAGATGAACCAAATGATATAGCAGTTTGGTATTGGCCATTTTTCATAAGATATTGGGCTATCAATCCCATTGCCAATGTGGCAATACTTAGCGTCAATGCTAATGCGCCAAAGAATGCAGCAGCCTCAGCAACAGTACTAATTGCAGCAGCAGAGACTCCAGATAATGCACCTGCAGAGTATACAGCTATCACGATAGCAACTACCATTACAATTATAGCTATAAAACATTTCCATCCATGACAACTTTCTTGTTCATAACCATTATCTAATGAATTTACAAGCATGTTTGTGAAGTCAGCTGGCTTAAGTTCTGCAGCAGCATCTTTTCGTATATAATTTTCAGTAGTTCCTAGTGCTTGTCCAAATATAGGTTTCGTACTATATGAGTATGCAAGTTCTCCAGGAAGCACTGGATTGTACTCATGAAGCAATTGTTCTACTTGAAAGTAGAAACTAAATGGATCTTTTTTTATAGATAATGCTTTGTCTTTTATATCAGATATTAGCACAGACACACTAGAATCATTTGCGTCTTTAATTCTTTTGTACTTATAGCTTATTGTAGCTTTCACTGTATATAGTCTATTCTTATTTGCTCTGGTTCTTCCAAATCCAGTTCCACTGATATCATTTACTCCATGTACTTCTTCTATTGTTTTGCTCACGATACTTGTAGTGCTTTCAAACAGTAGATCATTAGTGTCCATTATTGATGCAAATGTGCATTGGTTCACATCTGTTTTATATGTTATCATGCTATTAGAGTATACTGGAGAAGCCTTAATCCTTCTATTAAGTTCACTATCTGATGGAGCAATTAAAGCTGGATCGTATAGGCTGTTATATCCTCCTTCTATCATATCAATTATTTGCTTATCAGTTATTTTATTAGTTGAACCAATTAGATTTCCAGAGAATTCTTGACTATATTGCATTTTGACTTCATACTCTTCATCTAATGTGCTATTATTATTTATGTATATTGCTACATCTTGGTCAGATAATGTTACTGAACTTCTATCTAGATGATATGGTTTGAAATACATCCATGCGCTTACGACATGATCCCAATTATTTTTCTGTAATTCAGACACACTGGTTCCAAGTAGTTTATATAATTCTACTGAAGCAGTATCATTTGGAACATACCCTCTCCACATATATAGCTTACCAAACACTTCAATACTATTACCATTTTCATCAGTAATTGTTTTAGTTGGCCAATATCTAAGTACAGTATTCTTTATCTTAAGGTTACGCACATATGTATTCTTTATCGGCGTACCTAAATCAATTTCCATGAACATTTATTTTCCTTGATATTTATATATACATTGCAATATTATCTATTGGAAGAACTTTAAACTTACTAAATCCATTAAGTATAAGGTCATTAACATTGAATTTTACTGCACCTAATTCTTTTCTGCTTATAAAGTCTTTTGTGCATTGGATCCCAACAGTGCTAATTATTCCACTATTAATTTGAGATACATTTTTGTAGCATAATTTGCTTGGACAATTGTATGAGCATCCCATGCTAGTAAATAATCTAATTTTATTTTTGCATCTTATTGTATTTAATTTTTCAATATTAGAATTCCATTGCCCATGTAAAACTATTTCATCATATTTATCACTATAGTATTCAAGCTCTTCAATATTATTTATATTTTTTATTACACTAGATTCAATTTTATAGTTAGTAAAATCATTGCGTATCCATTCAGCTAAATTGTCATTAGTTACTATGACACTATTCCCTTTTACATTATTTTTAGACAGTAGCTTTTTGCTGCTATTATAAGTTTCAAGATTTACATAATGAGAAGTCAATGGAATGCTATAGTATATTCCATGCTCTCTCAATTCATTAATTTCATAATCTGTTATTTCTCTTTTATAAAGTCTTCCTCCATATAATTTACATTGATCAGAAAATCCAAATACACTATTTATATTAGGAATATGGCTATAGTATGATGAAAGATATTCAGTAATTATCTCATCTTTTCTTGCTCTGAGTGATACGGTATAATCAATCATATTATGGAATCTTGAATAGGGCTTGAACAATCTATGCATTTTGATTCTTCTTCTAAATCATTTAGATAGTCTGTCTCCATTATTTCTCCATCTTCATCGCGTAAAGCCTGTATGCAGTATCCAACACTCATTGGCTCAATAGCAATTATTGTATGATATACTTCTTTTGGAACCTTTATCCATGAACCAGATTCATACTCTTGTTCTGACAAGATATTTCCTGCACAATCTTTTGTTTGTATATTTATTCTACCTTTTGCTACAAAATGCAAATGATCAAATTGATGCTTATGACCAACTTTTGTATCGCCTTTATTTACAAACACCATTTCTCTAACCCACACGTTGCCATATACATTTATAGTAGCTATTTCATTATTATTCATAAATTATCCTTTATATTTTGGTAAACTATTAACAATAGATGATAAGCTAGGAAGCACAATGTTTCCATTATTATAATCTAATAATTTTGAATCAACAAATGACCATATCTCAGAAATCCATAGCCCAAGACTTTCAGCTCTAGACCTATAAGCATTATCATATCCTACATATTTGCCTATAGAATTAGTTGATGAAAAATTGTATTTTTTGACAACAGATAAAATGTAATTATTAATTACTTTTTTTATTGCAGATATTTGTTCTTCATCTGAAAGTGGATTATTTATTTTTTTTGTATATGATTTTTTAACTTCAATCCATTCATCAATAGCATATTGATATTTATTATCTACAACAGTACGAACAGTCCCATCGTTTAATCTTTCAGTAATTTCAGGGTAGTCAGTACCATTATACAACACTACCATTATTTTTTCATCTAATGGTATTCCTATTTCATATGAAATTCCATTTACCATTACTTGGTTACCGTGATATGAAAAACTACTACAATCTGTTATCTTCATTGCTATCCTACCTTTATCAGTGTTCCAACACTGCTACTTGTTATTGCATGCCATGCACCATTTGAGTCAATTCCCCATACATCAACTCCAACAGTTTGAGTTGAGCTTGCTACAGAAAACGAATCGCCTACTCCATCAATGCTTGTTGAATAAGTATATATATTAGCAGCATATGGGTTGGTGTTGACAGTATCTGCAGTAGTATCTCGCCTAGCTGATCCAATTGCGAACTTTTGATAAGAAATTCCATTTATTAGAGTACCTGGTTTTACTGAATATATACCAATTGGTAGCATTACATATGATTTTAATGGGGGGACATCAAATGTTATGGGGAATTCTTTTCCTATTTGAGTAGCCATCCCTCCATGTATTGGACCATAGTCTATTATACCTGGAGCATTTGATGGAACCCCACCATAAATTGCTACTTTCATTCCTGTTTGTATAAATGCTCCTGAACCACCATAAGTAGTAGGAAGTCTATGGTATCCACCAGTTCCATACAATGGAACATCATTAAATGAGCTATATGTAATTGTTCTTGTTCCATCAAATGGATGATAAATTGTAGCTGATACAGATCCTGATGCATCAGCTTGCTCCTGTGTATATGTTATAGTAGCAGTAAGTCCTGTATTTGCACTTCCACCACAGTTCCAACCAGCACCAGCCGGAAACCCTTCTGGACTAGTTCCTATTGCTCTTACGTTAAGGGTAAGTCCATCTCTATATATCATATACCATATTTGATCATCAACGCATATACCATATGATGCATTATTAGTAAGAACAGTAGATGCCGTTCCTTGGTTTGCATATGAAAAAAAGTTCTGCATAAATGGAGTGTCTGAAAGTAAGGTAGGCCCTATACTATTTGAAAAGTCTATACGACCTTGATCCGTTATAAAATCAAGATTACCTGCAGTTATAGTGTTGCTGGTTATTTTGTTTGAATTTATTGTACCAGTTTTTATAATACCACCATCAATATCAGTGCTACTTCCGTCTATTCCAAGTCCTTCAAATTTAACATCACCTGTGAACTTTATCTTTCCTGTTGCAGTATCTATAGCAAATGGGGTATATCCACTATCAGTTCCTTGGACTTGGAATGTATCAGCTTGTATTGTAAAATCGCTTCTTCCGTTATAATTACTATTTGTCCATCCACTTATTGAACCATCTGCTCCTGTTATTAATTTTGATGTTGTTGCCGTATACACACCATTAGCATCTATAGTTACATTATCGCTTGCATCTATACTTACTTTTTGTGGTCCTATTGCTGCAGATATGTACTCAGATTGGTTAGCAGTAGCACTCAATGTTCCATCATTATTCAACCCTATCGTAGTATATCCAGTCTTTATAATGTCTGCTGTAGCTTCAACACCAGTTACTGGATCAGTCACTACACTGCTTAATGCATCCAAACTTGTTGTATTTGAACTTGTGGCGTCTGCATATGTTTTTACATTATTTAAGTACCATGCACTATTAGTTATATAGCTATTTGGGTCACTAAATTCAGAAGCCATGACTTGTTGCGATATAGCAGTTGCATCATCAGCAGTTATCTTTGTAACAAGAGTATCACTTATAGCAGCAATAGAATTATCTGACTCAGTCTTATTTGTAGTTATTAGTGCATTTAGGGACTGATCTTCATTTTGCAAATTAACTACATCCTGATTAATACCAGTTTCCATATTTTTGACATATGTATCAAGATCATCTACAGATTGACTTATCGGAGCAGTGCCGTTTGCAATTTCAGTTGTTATTGCATCATCTAGCCATGTTGGTATATTTCCTGACATATTTCCAGTATACATCCCACCAGAACTCAATACAAATGTATTACTACTAGCTTCTATAGACTTGGTTCCACTATCAGTTACTTCTACTGAATCTTGACTTTTTACTTCAAGAATATTCTTTGATTTAATTTCTGACGAATTTTGAAATATTTCCGTCCATACAGCCATGCTATTCTCCTGTAGGAGCTACAAGTATTTTTTCTATTAGGACATTTATACTTTCAGTTCCATCTGCAAATGTAATAGTTATACTTCCCTGGTATCCAGGCTTTAGATAATATCCATCTTCTTGAGGTCCTCTGCTAATAGATAATATTCCAGTAACTGTAGACGAAATTGATCCTTTGAGTATTCCGTTTAATGCATCAACTACAGTCATGTTAGAATTGTGAACCAATGACATGTCTTTAATATCAATAAGTCTAAACTCAGCTGTATTCATATTTGTAAGATCTTGAGGTAGAAAGCTATCTTTCTCTATAACTTTTATAGCAAACTCAAAATCTTGCCCCTTTGGTATTACGAAATCTGCCATTCGTTTATCCTTATGTAGTTGTATTTAGGTAATCTATAGATGTGCGCCATTTAGTTACATCATCTGCAGTTAATGCTCCAGGGTCACTAGCACTAAGCAGTAATCCAATCATATTTGCTGAACTGTTTGCAGCATGTTGGACTTTATTATCATCAAATGCTTTCTCTTGTCTAATTGCAACTTGTTCTTGTCTCTTAGTCAATCCAGGAGTAGCAGGAGCCAAGTCAGTAATAGTATTGATTTTGTTTGTAGCACTATCTACTGTCCATGTTATTGTACCATTTTCTCTATATGATTTAGCAAGTGTAGCATATACAGACATTTTAAGTTGTTGCATCTGTTCCCATTTGGTTCCCTTATCAGATACTGCTGTCGAAGGTAATTTTACTGTATCAGTAGTAGAAGGAAGATTATCTAGCACTACACCTAAATCTTTTTCCATTGATGCTTGTTCAGCCCATCCCTTAATTACAATTTCATCTCTTTGAGCGTCTATCAATTTTCCTTGTGATACTGCATTATCTTTATCTTGAGCAAGCTTATCTCTTTGTTCCTGAGTGAGTAATGTATCTTCACGAAGCTTAGTTAATTGATATGTTCCATCTCTTTCTTCTTTTGCAACAGCTAATGCAGTACTCATGCTATTTGCAGTAATGGAACCAACCATCTGAGTTAACATTCCGCTAAGAATATTTGCTTTATCTGGATCAGTCATATTGCTATTCTCGAAAAATGATTGCATTGTTTCTTTTGCATGAATATAAACACTATCCTTATCCATTGAAGCATTCATTAATTCTCTATAGTATTTTGTTACATCTAAAGGATTCACCGATTCTTTAGTATATATTTGTGTTGATGCCATTTGGTTCCTTTTTTATAGATATAATTGAACCACCCTAGAGTGGTTCTATATATCTAGTCTTCTGAAGGCTTAATGTCTTCGTAGCTGATAGTATATCTTGGACGCATAGTAACTCTACTTAATCCAGTCTTTTGGTCTTTGACATGCTGAGGGATACGAACCTCTTTAAGTACATCTAAGTGTCCTTGCATTACTTCTACTGGAAGGTTTAAAGGCAGAATCTTCTGTCCTAGGTCAAACCACTCATTTCCACAATTTACTGTGCAACTTGTTGTTTGGTTATTCACACGCTGATCATTATCAATGATTGTTACAATCTTTGTCTTACGTGCAGACTCTTCCATCTCACGAGCTAATTCACCCATAGTCTTTTTCTTCGACTTCTTTGGTTCATTTTTATCTTCTTGAACTTCTTCAGTTTTTCCATTAACTTCATCAAGTGCTTGTTTTACTGCAATATCAGGAGTCTCCTGTGCTTCATAATATTCATCAATTTTTGCTTGAAGCTTTGCTTCTCCAATATTAGGACTAAATTGTAGACCAAGCTCTTTTGCTTCTGTCTTTAAATTTTCGAGTTTACTCATTTTCTAATTCCTTTGAGGTTTTTTAGTTTTATTTTTTTATTATAGTTAAGTTATAGTTAATCTGACCTTAATAGGTCAGATTAACAAATGGTTGGCTTACTTAGAAGCACAAGTATAGATAGCAAGTAATTTCTCCTCCTCAAGAATCAATCCCGCATAGAAGAAATTGTATGAGAAGAAACCTTGAGTTCCATAAGGGTTAGAAAGTTCAACAGAGCTTGGAGCTTTAGAGTTGAATTTAATTTTACCTTTACCTTTAAGGCCAACAGTACCAAATGCACCTTCAGTTGGGAAAAGGATTGCGTGAACATCAAACTTACCAGTAAGGCTGTCACCAGTATATGCTAAAGTTCCAGAGTAAGCAGTAGTTCCATCACTTACTGTTGCACCAGCACCAGCATATACTACAGCAGCTTCAGACTCGATGAATCTTACTTCGTGCATTGCACCAACTTCACCTTCAGCAAGGCTTGCAGCACCAGCATATTTATGAGCAGGAACATATACGTACTCAGTTTCAGCACCTGTACCACGAGTTAAGTTCTCAAGGTCAGATTTGACATCTGCATCTACGATTGCATAGAATGCTTTTGCGATTGGTTGTGTACCAATTTTAGTTGAACCAGTTACGATAGAAGTATTTTTCTTAGCACGGTTACGAACTAGTTTACGAACACCTTTACGAATCAAGTCGTAAGATACTTTCCAAGCTGCATCGTCAGAACCATCTGCTGCTGCACTAGTACCAATTGTAGCTTTAGAAGTTGCAACACCAGAATACATTACTGTACCAGTTCCAAGCATATCTAATTGAATTAGATCTTCAAATCTACTATTTGCAAGCTCACCAAGTTCCTCACGGTAACGCACTTGAATTGCATCTTCAGAAAATAACTCTACTTCATCAGTATAGTCAATCATCTCACCATAGCGTGCAAGAGTTGCTTCTACTGTTACTTTTTGGAGTGAACGCTTATTTACAGCTCCAGCACCCTCAGCAAGTTGTGCATTAGTTAGTGAAGTTGAGACTTCATCAGCAGTACGAGCAGTCATGTATCCTTTTGCTGCAAAATCAGCATCACCAGTAGTGCGGTCATACATATGTAAGAATTTACTTACCTTATAAGTTTTACCCATTTTTGTAGGCATTGATTTTCTAGAAGAAAACTGTCCATACACATTTACTCTGTTTGCTGCTTTAATACCAGCTCTGTCATAATAATGTGTGATTGTATTTGCGCCTGCAGTACTGTTAGTACCATCTCCGTATACGTTTGCCATAATTTAATTCCTTTTTATTGTGGCTCAGTCAAGCTTTTACAGCTTGTCCTGAAGTTGAGCATACCACTTCTCGAAGTCTTCATCAGAATCCTCTAAGTAGTCGATAGCTTTTTTGGTTCCAGTGCCTTTTCTAGTTGGCACTGCACTTTTTCGTTTGTCGGCTTTTTGCTTCACTGATTTACGCTTCTGTTCAGCTTCCTTGACTTTCGCCAATTCAGCTTCTCTTGCAGCTTTTGCTTCAGCCTCCACTCTAGCTTGCTCTTCTGTAGCACGTTGAGTTTGCTCAATCTCTGCGAAATATACTTTTGCAGCTTCTTTGTAGTATTCAAAATCTGATTTGGAACCACCATCATAGACTTTAAGTTTTGAAGCAATTGGTTGCACTTTATCATACATTCCGTTTTTAACGTCAATATGTAATGCTTTGATAGTTGCAGGATTAGAACTAAGTTCTT